GATAGGGTTTCTGTGAATGAAAAAGCGTTGCCAGCAGTTTTTATTCCCCAGTCGGGTTTGTTTGCTGGTGTTACATCTACTGATGTCCATGTAAAGGTGATGTTATCAACTGTTTGAGGTGCATTTAATACAGCTTTAGGTGAAATAGTGTTTGTATTTAGTGGTTCGATATTATGACCAGAAACAACGTATTCATACCCTGATCGATAATCAACTGATGTTATAGTTTCACTGACTACAGTTTTAGTTTCCTGACGGGAATTGAGCGTACCAGTTGAAAAGGTTGGAACAACGGGAACAGCAGAAACGCTAGTTCCTGCAAAGGATATAAGCAGTAATAACTTATATATTTTACTCATTAAATATCATTTAACGGTTATTTCTGAGCTAGACTGTGCAGTCGCAGTTGTACCTGCTCCTCCAGCGGTAATTGTAACCAAACCTGCACTTGTGACCGTTCCAGCAAGATTTCCAGCTACACCTCCAGATGTTACTACGGTATTTCCAAAAGCAGGCATGTCTGCGACCACCCCAGCGGAGACATCCACACCTGAACCTATAGCTGGTATAGCGTCTCCCTGGAGCCAGCTTTCCTCAAAACTGAAGCTACTGCCCGAAGTATTCATCTCGTACACACCAACATCAAGTGTTGCTGCTGCTGTAGAAGAACCTGCTGTTAGTTTTCCGAAGTGTTCTCCAGTAGTAACTTTCATGTTGTTACCAGAGACAGCGTAAGTAGATGGAACCCTAATGGCTTGTACTGCTGCACCATCAACTTTTAAGCTTGCTGATTGAGTATGCTTGATTGCTATGTCAGCACTGGCTGGTGTTGCTAGTAGCAGAAGAATTAGTAGCTTCTTCATGTAAGTTTTCCTGTTTGTGGGTCGATAGGTTTATTAGTTATTGGATCAATCTTTGGTTCAACGGGTACAAGTTTTATCGGTGTTTCGACTCTGATTGTTTGAAAGTTTTGTGATTGAGCTTGAAGCATTGCTTGAATATCTTTTTTGTTCATTGGTTTATCGTCTTCTGATTTATAAGTACCATCACCTCTTTTCTTTGCTGTCTCCACGCCATAACTAGCCAAAACTCCAGTAAACACCGAAGCGATAAAAGTTGGATCTATTTTATTTTGCTGCCATCCTGGGATAGTTATGTAATTCAAAGTAAGAATAAATCCACTCCAAATCAAAACTCCAAGACGAACAAAATTACCAAGAATCGCTAACTGTTCTTCTTTATCATCAATATTTTCTTTTAGTTTTTGCAGAGGGTTTTTCTTTTTTTGTTCTGTAGATTTTGTTTCATCCATGTAGAAAACAAAGCAAACATCTCTACATTAGACATAAATTGCACAAAAGTAATGAAATTCCTAGACCAACAGTCAAAGGAACAGATTGCAAAAGCTCACGGACTTACTATTTCACAAATAAATAAAAGAATAGAATTATGGAGTTTAATTAATGATCCAGATATATCAAAGCCTGATTTAGTCGCTGCTCAAAAAGAATGGATTAAGATCCAACAAGGATATTGGCCTAATGTAAATGCCTGAAGTCGTTGCTGCTTTGATCGGTGCTATGGTGTCAGCCTTGCTGATGGTTTTAGCTAACAGATCAAATCGTGATAATGGTAACTTTCGTGAATTGTTTCATCGCATGAACGCAGTTGAAAAAGAACTAGCAAGACTTGAGGTAGGCCGAAATCGAAACTGGCGAAAACAGTGAAACGATTCTTTTTTAGTAGCAATCAAGGAAAACGTTTTACTTTATGGGTTCTTGATTCTGCTGCTAAACAAAGCAACAACAGTCTAAATAAATATGATGTTGAATTTATTGAAGCTAGACTATGGCCTAATCGAACATTAAAACTTCAATGATGGGTTACAAAACAGAATGGTTAGAGGAAGATCGTCAAAGAGTATTAAATATGGAGCGTTGGTACATTCTTGATGGCAGACATAGACCAGACCATCCTCAACATGGCATATACACTGGATTAGCAGCCAAGGGAGACGACCTTGATAGCTTTGACGGAATTGTGTAACTGTTCTCACTGCAAAGAGCTAAGAAGACAACAGGCAAGGCATGGAAAGTGGCAAGAATTATTGCTAGATATAGAAAAAAACGATGAAAGAAGCAGACATTCCTCTTGACTTTTCATTTGTTATGGAGTTAGCAAATCCTCCTAGCCTTGAAGATGAACTTCAATTAGAAAAAGAAATTAGATCTATTAAAAGTTGTACTGATATTGAACAAGTAAAAAGGTATGCAGAAGACATTGCTAGACAGAATCATCAACAAAGTATTTTTATCGCTGGTTGTTTAACTAGGGTTGCTGAATTACAAACAATAGTTGTTAGGACTATGAATAAACAGCCTAAAAAAAGCACTAATTTGCTTAAAAAAATATTAAAGCTAGAATGAGTCTGGAGTTGAGACAAGCTCCATTGCGAAGACAGAACCTCTTGCATCCGATCCCCAGTGCAGGAGGTTTTGTAATTTATGCAGACTGTTCAAATTTAGCGTTACGTCCGTCAGCTATCCACTTTATTTCTTGATTTGCAACAGGAACTTCTGGATATTGAATTGAGTACCAACGATGATCACATGAAGTACACCATCTGCGTCTAATCGTAACTCCTTCAGGATCACGCCTAGTCAATACAACTCTAGTCCTACCTTGTCCACACTCAGGACAAGAGCAATAAGTTTGATTCATTCTTTATGGTGCTGGAACAAGTATGTGTTGTGCGTGTTCTGAAGTCCTTTTGTCAGGCCATTTAACTGTGTAGTAATAGCTAGGTCTGCCTATGCTGTTGTTTTTTTCTCGCATTTTAATAATTGTGCCAGCAGTCGATTCTACTTTTAAGAAGACCCCTGTATTCCTCTTTTTGTTAACAAGATCGTTAATTTTGTATCTTGGTGTCGCAGACATTGTTTCTTTTTAGATAAATCTGTACAAGTTTTTTTTTGCTGTGATGGGTTGTTGTTCCAGCTAACGCCCTTAATTCTTTTGCTGTAAGTGTTTCAAGGAATGTGGCAAATCCTTCGTATGGTTTAGGGCTTTTATAAACAAAAAAAGATCCTACCCAATCAAGAATCTTCATCGTTTTGTAACAGTTTTAATACGGAATCGATCTTAGCTTCGACTTTTCTAAGTTTAGCTTTTTCTCTACCTTCTGTTCTTTTTGAGACAATTTCTTTCCAATTTTCTGCATCTGCTAATAATATTTTTTTATATTCTTTTGGGAAAGTTTTCTTTAAATATTTCTGTATCAACTCATTGGCATGCTTACTGGGTTGCATGTTTAAATCTTTACTAATATGTTCTGCATATAATTTTCCTGACGCTGGAGGAAGTAAAACTTGAACTATATATTTACCATCTTTTCTAGGCTTTATAGGATCAGTCATCTATAGATAAAATCTATTTAACTCTACCATATTAGTAAAGAACGTCTACGTGGTATCAGCTATTTTTGCTAATACAGCCAAAGAATTAATACTGTCTAATTTTCGTTTGACTTGTGAAATTTTTATAGGATCTCCTATTGCTTGTTGATATTCATTTATAACAAGCCGATGACATTTTTCAATGCGTAAAGAAGGAGAGTCTCTATATTCTTCTGTTTGCATTGCGAATCGTCTGCCTACAACAACAGCGACAAGTTGATTTAAAGCTTTTTCTGTTACAAGATTACTCATCCTTTTGCCCTCATTTTTTGTTCCCAAGATTCATTCATTCTTTCTTGTGCGGTAATCGGACAAGGATCAGGATCTTCATCAGCGTTAAAGAATTTATCTGCTTGATAAATAAATTCTTCTATGTCGTTATGAAGGTATGAAAGATCTTGATCAGGCTCCCACCTTTTTTGATCTTCTTTAACAATTTCATCAAGTCGTTTAACGATTAACTCGACTTCGGAATACAAACTAAGTTTTTGGTTTTTCATTGGTTTAAAGAAAGGGCCATTCATAATGACCCTGTATTGGTTTAAAAATCAGGTTGGGTGTTTCTTTCGATTTTTCTAGGACTGATATTGCCATAGCAACCATATCCATCGTTTGAGTTCATACCTTTGCCATTCAAATAGACAACAGGTTTTTTTTCTTCTCCATTTTCTTTGCTCCAAACTTTACCTTGCTTATGCTTAGAAGTATCAGCCTCTAATGCCATTAATAAATCAATCAAGCCAGGAATTGACTCAACAGGAATTGCAAGACCTATTGTTTTAGGAAACTTGTCTGCATCATCAAAAGTGTTATCTCCTAAAGACCATTTAATTGGATAAGGGAAAGCAGGAACGAAGTTAGAAAAGTCAGCCATTTGGATAAAAGTGGTTAATTAGTTTACTTGTTTTAATGTCGTTTTTTAGAGACTCGACATTACATTTACGTCTTTCAGAAAGTTGTGTAAGAACTGCTTTTGCAGCGTGATCAACAGCTTCAGGTGTCATCAGCGACTAAGATTTTCAACTGCCGTTATTCTGTCTAGAACGAAGTTAATTTGCTCTTGAGTCGTAACACTCGTAGCTATTTTGCCTCCAGTTTTGTTGAACTCAGTATTAAAAGTTTCAACAAGAGTGTCCCATCCGTCTGGATGTGTAGCCATAAAGTCTTGAACTTTTTTGGTTTGAGCTGCTGTGAATGATACTTTCGGGGCTTCTGTGACTCTGCCAGTTAAGTCTCCTACTATCTCCTTTACAACAGAATTAGGTTTTGCCTGTCTAGCGTTAGTACCTCTTTGAGGAGAGCGAGCAATCTCTTTCTTTGTAGGTTCATTACGTTCAATTACATCTTCTAGGTTCATATCCATATCAGGTTCTAATCCTAGAATCATCTTTAAAGCATATCTTCGTGAGTATGTGGTTATTCCACCCCACTCATGCATGATGTCTTTTTTTGGGCTTTTGCCTAAAGGTTCTCTTACCATTAAGCGACTAGTAATTGATGCTCCGCTTGTATGAAAAAGCGTTGTAACAATTATCGTTTTACTGTTCTCCCCGTCAGGAGAGATAGCAAAATCATAAGATTGACTTTGAGCTAATCCCACCTTGTTTAATGCAGGATTAACAACAGATAAGAACTTTTCTAAAGGTGTGTATTTGTAACCGTATCCTTCTTTGTCTTTAGCAATAGAAGGACAAGTTTTTTGAAATTCAATTAGAGCTTCAACAAGTTCTACTTGAGGTTCTTTAGGTTTTGATTGGTTTGCCATTGTTTATGTATACAACTCATTCATTCTACACTATTAGCGTAAAATATCAATGAAGTGTTCTAATCGTGATCTTCGCACCAGGATTCTCTCCCTCTACGCAATATCTTTTCATGTTTCTATTTTGTACTATTAAAGAATCATCTTTAATCACACTTCCCCCACTACTTTCAGATAAAGAATCGTATGTAGACCGTTGAAGTTTGTCTACATCACCAATTCCTTTACTTGTTACAAATACAGGAGCAGAAGGTTTTAATTTCTTTGAATTTTTTCCTGTTCCATAATGACTTTTAGGTCTAGCAAATAAAAATATAATTTCTATTTCTACAGCTTCATCAATGACCTCTCCATCGTAATGAGTTAATGCTGCTTCTTTTACATCTTGTCTCCAAGGTTTTACACGTTTACTATTTTCAACCATGATCCCATGTCCTATGTGTCTTTTACTACCTTGAGGAGCAGGGATTCCTATTACAGGAATAAAAACTTCATTCATTTTTCCTTTCAAAGTACTTGTCAATAGCAATTCTTACAATTGAAGAGATAGAAGTTCCAGGTTTTGAATGCTTTTTTAGTGATTCATATTGGTCAGATGTTACTTGAAGTGTTAATCGATGTAATTTCTCAACCATAGTTGTAAACGATTAAGGTTTTGGTGTCATTATGCCATTAAAATAGCATCATTTTTATTAGTATGGTTGCTTAGAAGTGAATAAGATCTTCATGATTATTGTCTTCGTTGATTTTTTTAATTGCAATAACGTGAGAAGAATAACTATGAGAATATCTATTTGTTGAAGGTAGGGTTTTGAAAGAAGTAAAGGGATCTGTTTCGTAATTAGTATTAATTCTTTTTACTATAGATCCTTTCATAAATAAATGACCAGCTTTAATCGCTAACCTTAAAGTTTCTATATCCCAAGTAGCTCTACGGTTATCTCTTTTATGTTTTAATGCTTTTCTAGCGACTAAAGGAGATAAGTCAGTTTCTTTGTTGATTGTAAATCTTTCAGAATAGCCATCAATAAATAAATCTAGCCAGAAAATGCTCCTATCGAAAGCGTTTTGGTTGTGTTTGTATGTTCTTTTAAGAGGTCTGTTGTGTGCCATCTCAGCAAAAATTTTAAGAGCAACAGCCAGAGCAGGAGATGTATATTTATTTCTTAAATAATTTATTTTATCTAATTCATCAAAATATTTAGAATGTTTTTTATATATTTCTGTGATTAGCTTGTCGTATCGACTTAATCCATATAAATAAGTGCCTGTGTAAGCTGTATTTAGTTCGCAAATTGCATTTTTTATCGCAGAACATTCTTGTCTTTTCATTACAGTGCCGCCTACCGTGATCCTTTCTGATTGAGTTCTTTTCTTTCCATTATCGCCTTGTTGAGCCGCTACATGTGGGAGATTTCTAGCAATAAAGAAAGGAGCAGGTAGGTTTGCCTCAATAACAGCATTAAGCCTGTGTTGACCATTAACAAGTATTCCTTCTTCGTCAAAAGAGATACAGTCCCAACTCAAATTAAATTCTTGTTTTTTTATTAATAGAGAAAGTTCTTTAACCCAAGGTTTTCTCAATATTCTGTTATTTTTAAAGTTGCAACTTAAATAATTTTTAGCTATTTCTGGTGTTACAAGTTCTAATTTTACTTCAATATCATCTAAATCAATGATGCCGTCAGCAGTCTTGTAAAATTTCATGCAATTTATATCATTGTGCTATCATAATAGCATCGTTATAGCATCAACGTCAAGTCAGAAAGGAATCTCCTGTTTTTCTTCAAATATTTCCCATGCTTTATGCCATGCATCTAAACATTCATTAACAGGTTGATCATCACCAATTGTTGTCTTTTTAGGTTTAGCCCAAACTGTTTTACACACATCAACTTCTAATCCATGATGTGTTTTTAGTGCCTCCACATAACTTCCTAATTGAGCATTAGTAGAATAAGTTCTGCCTGATTTACTTTGAGATTTAAGGTCAATCAACATTAATCTTTTTGATTCATGGTCATAACCCAAAAGATCTAATTGACCCCCTACAGATTTCTTAAGATCACAAAGCATATATTCAACACACCAAGGTTCAAAGTTTTTCCAAAAAGGATGACTTAATAGTGGTTCAAGCCATTCACCATATATTCCAAAATCAGGTTTAGGATCACCGAGCATTTTTTGCTCTAATCCATAATGAACAGCTTTACCTCTTGCCTCCCATCCATTCACCCCATAACGATAGC